CAATCTTACTTCATGTTGGTATTGTTTACTATGTGGAGTGCTTACTTTGGTTTTGTTGCTATCTTTTATATGGGTTGGTTGGGTTATGATATTATGACAAGTGTGATAGTGCATTTAACAGTTCTAATTCCTGTTGTCTTTACTAATGCAGTATTCAGAGATGCAGAAAGAGATGGTGCTAAGTGGTACTTACATTTAAAAGAACAAGAAAGAATAAGAAAACTCTTTACTAGCAAAAAGAATATAGTTAAGTGGGATATAGACAAGGAGGCATAATGAAAGCAACAATGAATAAACAAGAGTATGCAGAGTTTGTTGAATCTGTTGATGAGATAAAAAGAAAAGCTAACATCAATATCAATCATAGTGTGACATATGATGGTGACAGTTTTATAGTGGAGATACTAGATAAGGATATAAACTTAGCATATTTAGATGAAATATTACTTGACAAAGAGGAGCAAGTATGATACAATTCAGTATCTTGAGCAACCGAACAAGCCCTCTATCTCCAAGTATTAGTAGGTTTGGTTCTAACCACAACTCCGAGAGTAGTTGGCTCAACACTCTCACTAACTTTAACAACTTCAAACTTAATCATAGGAGGTAAATATGATAGTAGAAGGAACTGCGTATTGGGCAAGTATTAAGACACCTAATACGACTTTTGAACCTGTGTATACAGTCAACCTTGTTGTTGACCAAGCGACAGCAGATGACTTTGCTGGACGTGGACACACAGTAAAGCAGATGGATGAAGGTCCAGCTTTAGTTATCAAGCGAAAGGTGAATGGTCCTAATGGTATGATTAGGAATGCACCCAGATTACTTGATGCTAATAAGCAAGACATCAATCTAGCTGTTGGTAATGGCTCTAAGGTAAGAGTACAATGTAGTGAATTTGAATGGGAGTATGCTGGTAAGACTGGCAAGAGTCTCGACCTACAGGGTGTTCAAGTCATAGAGTTAGTGGAATATAAAGCAGAGGATGGCTCTGAATTTTTTGATGACAACGAGGAGTTTTAATTATGACTGATGAAAATAATCCACAAGTCACATACAAAACAGATAGTGGAGTGTATGACGTACTTAAACTTTCGCAAGATGCTCAAGGTTTATTCAACATAATAGTTGAGTGTACCAATGAGGTCAACAACTTGCGTAGACGAATTGCTGTGCTTGATGCAGCAGTTCAAAACTTCAATGGTCAAATGCAAGAACATCTAACAGATGATGCATTGATTGAGGAAGATAGTAAAGAGGAAACTTCAGTAGAAGAAGACTCTTAAACTTGCATAACAACTGTAAGTAAAAAAACGCTTGTTGTAGGAGTTGCTAGACCTTCTGCGTTAGAACAAAACTAGCATTATATTTTATAGGAGATAGAATTGAATACAAAATTTATTAAACATAAGCTACCCTGTCCCAAGTGTGATAGTAGTGATGCTGTTTCTTTGAATGCTGATGGGTCTGCTAAATGTTTTAGCTGTAATACTTTTTTTCCAGACTATGACAAAGCAGATGATATGAGTACAAGCACTAACACTATTGTACCCATGAAGCAACCAGAGACATCATTCTTGAACTCATACACAGGAGTATATGCACCATTGACTGATAGGAATATATCAGAACAAACTGCAAGGAAGTTTGGTGTGAAGGTTGTCAAAGACCATGCTGGTCAAGTCAAGCAACATATCTATCCGTTTCATAATGGAAGTGAGATAGTTGCAACCAAGACTAGGTATGTAGACAACAAGAACTTCTCATGCAATGGTACGTTTGAAGGGACAGGGTTGTTCGGTGAGCAACTGTATCGCAACAAAGGTGGTAAGTATTTAACCATAACTGAAGGTGAGTGTGATGCAATGGCAGTCTATGAACTTATGCAAGGTAAGTCTAGTGTAGTATCTATTAAACGTGGAGCTTCATCTGCTGTTAAAGATATACGAGAGAGCATTGAGTTTGTAGAATCATTTGACAATGTTGTTCTTTGTTTTGACAATGACAAAGCTGGGATTGAATCTGCTAGACAGGTTGCAAGAATCCTCAAGCCAAGTAAAGCAAAGATAATAAACTTACCCAATGGCTACAAAGATGCTAACGAGATGTTAGCTAAGAAGAAGTTCCAAGAGTTTTCTACTGCTTGGTGGGAGGCAAAGACTTATACTCCCTCTGGTATCATGGAACTATCCAGTAAGAAGGATGAGTGGCTACACAGAGAAGAGAAAGAAAGTATTGCCTATCCTTGGGAGGGACTGAATAAGAAACTCTATGGTATGCGTAAGGGTGAGTTAGTCACCTTGACAGGTGGTACAGGACTAGGTAAGTCTAGTGTGACTAGAGAACTTGAACATCATCTTATCAAGAACACTAAAGATAATGTTGGTATCATAGCACTAGAAGAGAACTGGTTGCGTACTGCTGATGGTATTGTATCTATTGAAGCTAACGATAGGATATACTTATCAGAGAAACGTGCTAAGTATACACAAGAAGAACTTCATACTTTGTTTGACAAAGCTATTGAGAAGGGTAGAGTATTTATCCATGCCCATCTTGGTGCGACAGATATTGATGAGATATTTTCTAAGCTGAGATATATTATTGTAGGGTGTGAGTGTGACTGGGTTGTAGTTGACCACTTGCATATGCTTGTCAACGTACTAACTGAAGGTGATGAAAGACGTGGTATTGATATGTTAATGAATAGATTGCGTAGCTTAGTTGAAGAGACTGGTGTAGGTATGATACTGGTATCTCACTTACGTAGAGCTCAAGGTGATAGAGGACATGAAAAAGGAATACAAGTGTCCCTTTCTCACCTCAAAGGTTCTCAAGGAATAGCACAATTGTCCGATTGTGTAATTGCACTAGAGAGAAATCAACAGGCAGAGAATCCAGAGGAAGCTAACATAACTAAGGTTAGAGTCTTGAAATCAAGGTATACTGGTGATACCGGTATGGCTTGTAGTTTAAAATATGACATTGATACTGGTAGATTACATGAAATAACTGAAGAGGAGACTTTTGCGAATGAATCTTATTTTTGATATAGAGACTGATGACCTTGATGCTACTAGGATATGGTGTATTGTAGCTAAAGAGGTTGATGGTAAAGTCTATAAGTTTGGGCACAATCAAATAGAAGAGGCACTAGACTTATTACATAGAGCCAAGACTTTGATTGGTCATAACATTATAGGTTTTGATTTACAAATACTTAAAAGATTACATAACTTTGTGTATCGAGGTAAGGTAATAGATACTCTTGTTATGTCAAGACTTTACAATCCAGTCAGAGAGAATGGACATAGTCTCAAGACTTGGGGATATAGATTAGGTATTCCTAAAGAAGAGCAACCTGACTTTGACAACTACACACCACAGATGTTAAACTATTGTGTGCAAGATGTTAAACTTAACGAAGCTGTATATAAGTTCTTACAGAAAGAAGGACTAGGTTTTAGTAAGCAGTCTTTTGACTTAGAGCAAATGACTACTGCTATTATAGCTGAACAAGAGAGGAATGGGTTTTACTTTGATAGTAAACAAGCTATGACTTTGTTAGCAGAACTAAAACAAAAGATGGCAGATGTAGAAGATGAAGTGCAGAAAACATTTAAACCTAAATGGGTTGATGACAAAGAAGTTTTACCCTACATTAAAAAGAATGGTGAACTCAGTAAGCGAGGACTTACAGATGAGGAGTATGTGCATTGTTTAAATACACAAAACTTTCAACCTTTCATGCGTAAGAAGTTAGTTGAGTTTAATCTTGGTAGTCGTAAACAAATAGGTGAGTATCTAATTGACTTCGGTTGGCAACCAGAAAGGTTTACTCCTACTGGTCAACCTATTGTTGATGAAAGCACACTTAAAAAGATTACTCACATTAAAGAAGCTAAACTAATTGCTGATTACTTGTTGTATCAGAAACGTATAGCTCAAGTATCATCTTGGATTGATGTTGTTGTGGATGATAGAGTTCATGGTAAGGTTATACCGAATGGAACTATTACAGGAAGGATGACACATAGAGGTCCTAACATGGCTCAAGTTCCTAACTTAGGAAGCCCTTATGGTAAAGAGTGTCGTTCTTGTTGGACTGTTCCAGATGGATATAGATTGGTAGGTATTGATGCGAGTGGTCTTGAGTTAAGAATGTTAGCACATTACATGAATGATGCTGATTACATTGAAGAGGTT